GAAAGTGTATCGGCTTGACACGGCGTTCATTATATTTACAATATTAGGGTCTTTCAAAAGTTTGTCAATTTTATCCATTATTTCCTCTCAATATGATCCCACCACGGGTTTGTTTAAGTTCAAGTAGTCCGCTCAAACCGTCAAGATAACCTTTATCCATCTTGTCTGAAACAATATATTCAACTTCGCCTTCAGGCGATACTAACATAGACCAATATTTTTTAGTCTTTAGTTGTTCTTTTACTAGATTTACAGTAGCTTGAGTATTTTCGTTTGAAAATATCTCCTGCTCTGTATAAACACACAGCTCTTTTTCTATGTCTGTTCTGACCTCCTTGATATCGAAAAGCTTTCCAATGCCTATGAAAAATGAGTATCTGCCCATTACCCTGAGAGCCTCTACTCCTTCAATCATCTCTATTTTGTCTGCTATGTCATTTGTTATATCAAAATTACTGTACCCCATCCAACAGTCCCATCTGTCAGAAGGTTTTAATGATGACTCTTCTGGATAAATGCCCAGAGGTGTATATAAAACCCTTTGTTGTTGTAGGAACATTTCTGGAGGGAAAAAATCTACTGGTATTTCAATTTCGCTATAATTTGCTTCGCTCGCATCAATTTCTGGTAGCGTTATATCTTTTGGTGACATGATGTCTTCTACTCTAGCGTTCCAGCTTTCCCAAGCTATTTGTTTAGGTTTAGACATGGAAACCTCCGTTGAGCGATTATAGTTTTAATACGTCACGGGGTGAAACCGCCAAAGACTCACCCGAAACATCTCCTGAAGCACCGTCCTTAACGTGATTTTTAGATAATACAAAATCCTTTATAGTTTGAACTATAGATAAAAAATCCTCCTCGTTACCTTCTAATACACATTGTGCCTTAAGTTCATTTAATATTTTTTCTATAAGATCGTCATACGCAATCCCATAAAATATAGATGATATTGCACGTATGCCATTATCATCGGAATCCCAATCGCACGTATATCCATATTCTTGGTCTTTAGAGACTGTTACGGTTAGCTGTGCTATTGGTTCCTCTGAGGAATGATTTTGATGTTCTTGATAATATTTGTTCATAATATGGATCTATTTTTATATCCTGCTCTTGTAGTCTTTTAGGCGAAAAGAATTCGCCAAACTTGTTGGAGCCTAATACTTCTGGCATGGTACATGCGTATGTAACCTCAGCATTGGACTGGTCTATTTTTCTAAAACCACAAACCTCGCTATACATCCAGCTTGGGTCTATGTGAAAGTGTTTTGATACAATCTCATCTACTGTTTCACTCTCATCCTTTGTTGAAATATACTTATTTGGAACCTGTCTGTTGTCATCTAGGTATATTTGAAAAAACTCAGGATGATTAAAGGGTAGACCCTTTACCAGCTTGCAGATAAGCAGAGTTATTTTAATCTTCATTGTTGGCAACTGGTTCTACAGGCGGTTCAGAAGAAACCTGATCTTTTATTTTCTTAAGCACCTCAAATTCTGAGGCCGCCTTCTCGTATTTAGATATTGAGGTGAGAAGCTTATCCAAAGCACCTTCTGCGTGCTGATTATTTACCCACACATTTATATCAAATGCGTGCTTATCCATGCGGGATTGTAAAGAGCTTTCTACCGCTTCTAATATATTCATTTTCCTGTCCTTATAGTTATTAAAATGAGCCCACTACAATCCATTATAGCAGGCCCAATGTAAAAGTCAAGCTAATTATTCAAAGACCAAGCAAATCCCATGAATGTTTTACTTAAGTCTATCTTTTCTGTCTCTATAACTTCGTGGTTTTCCTCACCTAAAATAGAGACCATAGCGTCTTTTGTTGCCTTGGATAGCTCTTTGTACTTACCCTTGAGTGAGTCTCCAAAAACTTCCTTGGCGGCAAAGACATAAACATCGTTTACATCCTGTGCGCTTACATCGTAGTTTAAAACCCTCTCTGCAAACTCTTTATTAAATAGGCAGAGAAATAGTCTGTCGTTTTCATCGTCGATTGATTTTGAAACCTCAAACCATTGATTGATAATAGACTCTTCGGGTTTTTCGATAACTACCTGTGGCGTGTTTGGAATTGTTGGCACTATGTCTTTTATAGATTCCCAAAAAACTCCACACAGTATCAATAAAATTGACAACACTAAACTGAGTCTGGTTTTCATAATGTAGAAATCTCCTTATCAGTTTTAGGCTTTGGTGATGGCTTTTTGGCAAACGCAAGAAAGACTTCTCTTAATTTTTCTTGAGCTTCCACCAAACCGGCCTGTTCGCAGGCGTCGTCCAAAGCTTCCCATTTATGCACTATTGAAGTTAGGTTACTCGTTTTTAGAGAAAGTCCAATAGCGGGAACGCTTGGAGCTACGCTATCGGCCATCTTCTTTAGGAGGTTTATGGCAGTGGGGATTAATAACAGCACCCCACCGCCAATCAACAACCACTGTATCGGGGTTAGGCCCCTTACAAGTTCAATCATTGATCCCTCTCTTGATTATTTAGTTTCTCGAACCGTATCGCCAATAACCCAAGCAACGACGATGGTTACAACGCCCACAATTTGCTCGGTATCAAGCGTGATTCCGAAAAGCTCAGATGCACAGACGCCAGCCAAACCGACAGCCGACACCCAAAATCTTCGTGACTTTAAAAGTGATTTCACTTTATCCATTTTGGTATCTCCCATAAAAAATTTAGGCACCAGTTGCCCTATCTAAAAAAATTAAAAATCCTTCTCGGTCTTATACATTCCATGTTTTTACTTGCGACTTCCCTTTTGTGGTATGGGCAGTCTGTAGTGTGTCCGTCTCCATGAGTTATTACACCCGTACCCTTACATACACATTTATTTACGTCTGGATCGGGTTTGCTTGGCTCGTCGTCTGGTATTGGCTCTATCTTTAGAACCTCTTGTTCAGCCAAATCAAAGGCTTCGTCTATCTTATTTATTATAGTGTTTGTTTCGTCATTTGTCAAACTATTTCTTGAGCTTACTTCAGATTTTACTGAAAATAAAATTCCCAGTAAGACGCAAGCTACTCCGGCAATTAGCGATCTGCCAGCAATCGTAGTTGTATTTTTTGTGTTCATATTAAAAAACCTCGTCTATTGTCCAGTCTATTTTTCTGGCGGGAAAACCATCTACGTCGCTGAAGACCCAAGCCGAACCGCTGGAAAGCATTCCGCGAGCATCTTTTTCTCTGATCCAAAAACTGCCATCAGGTTGATCTAATCTTTTTGGCCCAGAGTTCCAGACGCCCCACGAGTTTTGAATTAAGAATAATGTTTCGTTGTATATTTCCCTACTATCGTCACAAGCGATCCAAGCCATAGCATGGTTCCAGCCACTAGAGCGTTTGGCAATGCCATTACCATCCCTACGACTACTAAACCCATACCCAGAACATACAGACATAGCGTAGCCATTAGCGATAGCGTCTCTAGCTTCTTCGACCGTTCTGATGTTAGATATTGTTCTGACTTGGTGTTTTTTGGCTTCTGTGGTATAGACATTTTTAGGTATTCTCTTTTTTGCACCTAGTGAGGAGTTGTATGTTGATAAGTCGATGTCTCCGTAGTCTTTTCTTATGAGTATACCTCCCGTTTGATGCACATATCTAGCGGCACCAGAGCATGTCATCCCCTGCCCCATGTGACCCCTCGATTGATATATAGCTTCGGTGGCTCCACGAGCCTCAAACGATTCCCTGTCTCCCTTTACGTCTATCTCAACAGCTCTGGTAATATCTACAGCATTTCTTGTTGAGTGAGAGACGCAGTCTCCTGTGGTTTGTCTTTCATATGGCCCAAAGCTTGGGTCAAATTTCAGTAGAGACTTAAACGGCAAAGACTTTTTACCCTCTCCATCTCCATAAAGACTATAAGCGGCTGCACCAAATACAGGCATTGGAAGCTCGCCCATTAATTTTGCAGTATCTTCCGGATCGCAAATACTGCCAACAAATCCCTGTCTATAAAGATTCAGGATATTGCGTGGTGTGCTAAAGTCCATTAATGACCTCTCTCGCGGAGTTGTCCCATGAAAAACGAAGTGCGGTTTTTACACCTTCTTCATTTAAGCATAGGGAGTTATGTTTTTTGTTAGTGTAAACCGTTCGCATGTGAGACACTATTTGATCTTTCTGTTTTTGTTCTATGCTTGCCCATCGCCCGCAAGAACCATTGAAGAAAACGCCATCATGAGCCGTTTCTAACTTTTCAACATCCACTAGAAGTGTGTTTTTGTTATCGCAGAATTCTGTATGCGCTGAATAATTTGTAGCTATGACTTGCTTTCCACATGCCATCATTTCAAGAAGCTCTAGATTCCAACCTTCTGCTCTAGATGGGAAGACCCCGCAGTCGGCTTGCTTCATTATGTTATACACATCTTGGTGCGTTTGTTGTCTAGGAATTATTCTAATTTTATCTCCGAGAGGAGATGACTTGTATAGATTTTGCCAACCTTGATTATTTTGACCTATGAAGGGGTTATCACACATCATCCATAGTTCAACGTCGTCATCTTGGGTAAATGCAGAATTGAAGCATTCTAGTAAAACATCGTGACCTTTTCTTTTTTCCCACTTTCCACAATTCAGGAAAACTGTAGGCGTTCTGCTAGATAGGGCGGGTTGGAAAAGCTCTGCGTCAACACCTAGAGGAACTACATGGATACGATTCTCGCAGAAAGACCCAGCCATCTGATCTAATACTATTTGTTTTGCCCAGTCGGAACAAACATAAATTTTATCACAATGGTTGAGGCTCAGTTTTTCCTCTTCGTTAAATTCAGTTAACTCAAATATAGGAAAACCTATATGCTCCCCATGTCCTACAAATTGAAACAAATCATTTTGGTGCCATATCTTCACGCATGGCTTAACTGTTTGGTCACACCTATTATCCAATCCGGATTGTATAGCTGCGTCAAAGAACTCTGGTGTTGAAATAGGATACAGGGAGGTGGTGCGATCTAACGCAAATAAGCTTTTAAAAATATTATATCCAGCCACCCCATATCCTAAGTTGTTTATGGGAGCAATTAAGTTTACCATAAGTAGTTTTTTCCAGTTATTTTACTTCTACCACTTTTATTTCTATAGCTTATAACCACTCTGGATTTTCTCAGATTAATATCTTCGTTGATTAAATTTCTTGTTTTAACCAGAAGACTAAAGATAGATTGATCGTGCCTATGAGCCTTAAAAGTGGGAAGATTTTCGGCCACGCTGGGGGTATCGTCAATCATATGATAGTCACATCCTATCTCATACCAAGTCTCAACTAAATCCATAATTGCTGGGGTTTTGACAAACATATTTACGCCACTCGCCCACTGTGCGCCCATATATTCTGGCTTGTTGGCGTCTAATGCTAATAGTAAATCCATCTTGCTATATTTGCATTCCGGTGTTGTTACAGATCCTAGTATTTTTTTACACTCACTCGCAACAGCAAACATCTCCGTCATTTTTTCTCCTGCGTCAGGATGTATCTCACAGCCAGCATCGGAATAAAGTAATATGTCCCCTTCTTTTAGCGAGTGCAGATGTCTCATTATTATGTATGGCTTCCACAGGTAACACCCATGACCTCTGCGTGTTTTGCGCATGAAATAGTGATGTCTGGGCCAAAAAAGCGGATCAGCCATTAACTCATCACCATTGTAAGCATATATCTCATCAAACACTTTGATGTCTTCTGCTTGACAGGCTAGTCTTCTAGAGGCGTTGTGAAAATTTACTCCGCGAGCCCCAAAGGTGATAAATACTTTTTTCATTTTTGATAATCCGGCCAAAATATTTCTCCGTATGTCTTACCGTTTCGGTTGGAATCAGCAGAAGTTTCTATAAGTCGCCAATGATCAAGTGGGTATCTTTGCCCCTTGATCCACGCTCCCGACTTAAACCATGTTTCATTTTCGTTTAAAATGGCAGCCGTGTAAGAAAATCCGCTGTTACTTTGTATTAATACTTTAGCTGTAACCATCTCATGAAATGCCACTTTTAAATTATATTTTTGGTGAGCTACGTAGTCTTTTGCCAGCTTCCAAGTAACCCTGTTTTTTAATTGAGCTGGCCAATTATCAGTAATTCCATCAAATTCACTTGAAGAGCCCCCCTCGGGTATTTCGCTATGGATTGCTATGGTATAGTGGCTGGGGTATTGTTGTAATATCTCTGGCATCCTTTTGTTATAAAATTCATTTTTGGATTGCCTGTATCTTTTTCTTCTGTATGAATCTCGATCTGGTCTTACGTCCCCTCTTCTTATATGTATAACAATATCTTGTTCGCATGGGGGCGGCTTGGGTGTAGACCAGTACCAGTTACGTAATTTTTTTAGCGTTTTTTGGTCGTACCAGTTGCTAGGTCTTCGGTCGTTGAAAACGGCTTTGCATCCCTTGACGGTTCCGTCAATCGTTACTTCGGGGCTCCTGCCATCAGGTATTCCTATAAATTCATTGAGTTCGCTTGTTCTTTTTTTCCAAGACGATTCCTCTTCGTCTTTTTTCCATCCCCAACCATGTGAAACACTATAGAAGGGTGTATGAACATATACGTGGTTAGGATCGTGTTCACAGAAAGCTATGCCAGAAAAGACGGCGTTGAGTTGACACCCAAAGCCGTCTGTCTTTCCTCGTATTGTAAGATTTTTTATCATTGAAAGTTTGAAACTACGGATGGTCTAGCCTGTTGACACATTGGACAAAATGGTTGACTTCCGGGTTTATGGATTCCTGCTTGATGGTGAAGCATTAGTATGCTTTGAAGTATTTGACTTTCTCTTGTTCTTTGATGCTCTGGCATCTCTATCAGATCGAGTGGTAACTCCACCTGTTGTCTCTTTATTATATCGTTATACAGGTATAGAGTGCTCGCTAAATTTATAATAGATAGAAAAAAAAGTACATATACAGCGCATTTAAAAAACTTCAT